AAAATGACTGTTATAATTGAGTTAAATTAAAGAATTGCAAGCCCACTCATCGAATCCTTTTTCATTGATTATCCTGATTGATTCAACTGTAGAACACTTAATATCAACCGAACATTCGTCTGTTACTTCTGGATGCCACTTTCTAGAAATCTGAAACCAACCTCTATCAAAACTACCGTTAGTTGTGTTTGTGCAGTCTTTATGGTTTATTTCACCGCATATAGGATTAAATCTTGATTCGCAATGTCCTAGCTTAATCAGTCTTTCAACCTCTTGGAAGCCAAAATCTGAAGCCACAGAACGAATAAGGTTTTCAATGTTATGAGGGACGGGAAGCACTTCGGACTTACTCCCGCCGCCATAACTCACTGCGTGAACTTCAGAAGAAGCTTGCGCTTCCACCACCGAGCCGACAGCTAAAAAACCAGCTTATCAGATGAACACAGAACTTGGTACAAATTATAGGAATAAAGAAACGCAACACCAGTAACAACTCCTAACAGATACACAGAAACGACTTTTAACTGAAAACGATTGATTAAATTTTTCATCTTATTGGCAATATCAGTCTCACCCATAAAGATATTTAAAAATAATTAGTTAGTAGTTCGCGAGTTTTATGTCCTCGCTTCTCACGTTCCAGACCCTAAGAGTGGCAACGCTGGCATCGACTGTGATTTGACAGAGATTAGTGGGGAATTATTATATCCCTCAATCTCATAAGTACAGTATAGCAGTTAAAAAAACATTTGTCAAGTATATTATAAATAAAGTTTTAACATATCACTATAAATATCACTAAATAACTTAATAAAGCCTATATGGGATGTAAAAAACCGAAAGGAAAAAAGAAATGAGCGAACCAGATTTACAGGAAAAATCAGGAAGAAATCCAGACGGAACTTTTAAAGAAGGTTTTTCGGGGAATCCTAATGGACGACCTAAGAGAAAATCATTCAGAGATTATTTTAGCGAATCTGATGAGGCAGAACTTATGGAAAGAGTAAAATCTGCAATGAGCGAAAAAGAGATAATGAAAATGATTGTAGAGCAGTTATTCGGTAAACCAAGACAAAATATAGGATTAGACGGAGGAGAAGAAGGAAAGGCAATAGTAATTAAAAAAATAGATTATGCCGGAAATAACAATACCGCACCTATACAATCCGAGGAAATACCAAATACCATTCCTACAAGCATTCCAGAATCAGAAATATAATAGATTCGTCTTAGTTCATCACAGAAGATGTGGAAAGGATAAGACTACAATCAATGCAGTTATTTCGAAAATGATTGAAAAAGTTGGAACATATTATTATTTTCTTCCAACATACAATCAAGCCAAAAAAGTTATCTGGAATGGAATAGATAAAAGCGGAATGAGATTTTTAGATCATTTTCCAAAAGAGTTGGTCAAAAAGCAAAATGAAACTGAAATGAAAATTGAACTGGTAAACGGATCGGTGTTTCAGGTAGTAGGAGCAGATAATATTGATAGTATAGTCGGAACGAACCCGATCGGAGTGGTCTTATCAGAATATCCCTTAATGAAACCTAAAGTCTGGGAATACCTAAGACCAATACTTGCAGAAAATGGAGGATGGGCTGTATTTGTTTATACACCGAGAGGAAAAAATGAAGGTTGGAAGGTTCTGCAACAAGCCAAAGAAAATAAAGGCTGGTGGTGGCAAGTATTAACAGTCGATGACACAAATGCAATTCCGAAAGAAGTTCTTGAACAAGAAAGATTAGAAATGCCAGCCGACCTATTTGAGCAAGAGTATTATGTAAAGTTTATTGACGGAGCTTCTAGCGTGTTTAGAAAGATAGATGAAAATATCCACAATGAAGAAATAAAATCAGATTTTAATAAAAAATACCAAATTGGCGTAGACCTTGCTAAGTATCAGGATTTCACAGTTTTAACCGCTATTGACCTACATACATTCAAAGTCGCAAAACAAGAAAGATTCAACAAGCTTGACTGGAACACACAAAAAGAGAACATAATCAAGTTTATAAGATACTGGAACTCAGGAACTGTATATATGGATACAACCGGGCTAGGAGACCCGATTTATGATGACCTTGTAAAGCAAGGAATGGGTATAGAGCCGTTTAAATTCACTGAAACATCAAGAGAGCAACTACTGAATGGACTCAAGATTTTAATAGAACAAAACAAAATCAAAATACCAAACGACGAGATTTTAATAAATGAGCTTAAAAGTTTCCAATACGAATTAGTCGGGCAGAAGGTTAAGATGAGAGTCCCAGAAGGAACTCACGATGATGCCGTTATGAGTTTAGCCCTAGCAGTATGGGGACTTGATAAAGAACTACCATTAATTGGTAACGACGACTTAGAAGAACACGAAACTGATTTTTAAAATATGAAACAAATCTACACACCAACAGAGGAAGAATTAGAAGTTATCCGCATAATGCAAGCCGAAAAAACAAACTGGGAAGAAGGTCTTGTTTGGGTAACTGATAAGATTCAATTTGTGATGTCAAACGTGGTTAAGAAAGCGCGCAAGAATTATTTAGGATTTTTTAACCAACAAAAAGACCCAATTACAAAACGAGAGAAGATTTTTATACCTTTGACTGAATGGACAGTCGAAACAATGCTCAAGAATATAGATGTTGACACAAAAGACATTGATGTCAAAGCTACTAATCACCAAGCTCATCTAAAAGCTCAGGTTTTTAGGCAAATACTCAAAAAGAAGCTTGACGACATAGATTTTGGTAAAACTCTTAATAGTTGGCTGAGAAGAATAGCAATAGACGGAACAGCTTATCTCAAGGCTTATGAAATTGATAATAAACTACAAGTAAGAGTTATAGATGATTTGAATATCATAGCTGATCCGAGTGTAGAATGTTTGAATGATTCAAGCGGAAAAACCGAAAGAAATGTAATCTCAAAACCTGAATTTGATGAATTGGGTCTAGATAATTATGAAATGGTTGAAGGAACTAGCTCAGTTGACAGGACATCAATTGACGTAGGGACAAATGCTTCAGGAAATACAACCGAGATACCTTATGTTGAATTATTTGAAAGATACGGATACCTACCAGAGTTTGTAAGAACTGGCAAAGAAGAAGATAGAAATAAATATTTTTATGCACACAGTGTAGTTTCAGGATTAAATGGGACACCAGTCGTTCATTTGGTCGAAGAAGTAGACGATGACCCGTATGGAGAAGGTAAGTTAAAAGAAGTTCCAAACAGAAGAGCTGGGAGAGGAATAGGAGAGATGTTATTCAGTATTCAGGCGTATCTCAATGAGGTAGTCAATACAAGAATGAACAAGGCTAGAATAGTCCAACTCGGATTATTCAAAATGAAAGGCAATATCACTCCTCAACAATTTAAAAGACTGTTCACTACTGGAGGAATTAAGCTCGACGCTTCGTCTGATATTGAAGTTTTAGAGACAGGGAGCATTGACCCTTCATCATATAAGGATGAGGAGCAGGCATATCTATGGGGCAATAGAGTTACTGGAACAACTAACGAAGATGAAATAGCAGGGAATAGACCAGCGACAAACGCTTTAATTGAAGAGAGAGGAGCTGGAAAAGGATACGGATTGAGAATTGAAGGGATAATGCTAGAACTAGGAAAGTTCATCCAAAAAAAGATGATTCCTATTATAAAAAAGGAACTCAAAAAAGATGTTGGTCAAATTAAAAGAATAACCGGAGACCCGGAGATACTTGAAAAACTAGACAGAGCTTTTATCGAAAATAAGGTTTATTCTCAATTAGAGAGTATGACACCTTTCGAGAAAGAGCAATTACTAGCTCAAGGAATTACTCCGGAAACTTTGGTCGAAGAAGGAGTCAAATCAATCAAACAAGAATTAGGCAACGATAGGTATATCCCGATAGTTGACGAATTGCTAGATACTGAATTTGATGTCAAGGTTACAATAACAGACGAAAGTATCAATAGGAGTGTTATGGCTAAAATGCTTCAAGATACAATGGGAATGTTATCAAGTGCAGGATTACCAATAAGGAACACCTTAAAAGAGTTATATGATACACTAGGATTAGACGGGGAACATTTAATTCAAGATATGCCAATGCAAGGATTGCCAATGCTACCCCAAGCAGGTGTTGAAGGCGCAGGAAGCCCGGCACAAATGATAGCTCAGCAAATGCCTCAATAATATGGAAAAAATTAGAAAATACGATGAGTTTATAAAAAACAACAAAGAGGCGTTGCAACTTCTTGCTCAAAAGATTAAAAGCGTTGATACTGTTCAAGGTGTTGAAACACTGCAAGAGATGAGAGGACGAAAGTATGCGATTAAGATAATTAGCGAATGGATTACTGAACTATGGGGAATTACAACAGAAGAATTGCCAGCCCCAGAAGAAGAAGATGAATTATTTAGAGTAATTGAATAAATTTTAAAATTATGGGAAATGTACACGTGGATAATTATCCAGTAGGATGTAATATGACAGTAGTTGATTTAGCTACTGATGCGGATGTAGTCGTAACAGCTTCTCCAGCTCAATTGGTTGGGGTGTATGTCAATGTAGCTTTGTCAGCTCACGCGGCTTTAATTAAAAACAGTGCTACGACAAAATTGACACTACCAGCTTCAACAGCAGCCGGAACGAATATTGACTGTCATAGTGCTATTTTTTCAACAAATATTACTGTTGAGTCAGATAACTCAGGAACTGGAACGATAACTGTTTTTTGGAGAGCGATATAATGTTAATTAGTTAATTTAAAATATGGAAGAACAAACAAACCCAGAGTCAACCGACTCGGAGATTGAAGAACTGTTTGAGGAAACTCAAGAGGAAACAATCGAAGAAGGCGACAAGGATGTTGAAGGCAAAAGCGAAGTGGAAAACTTGACGCTTTCTGAACTCAATACCATCGCCGGAAGAAAGGACAATCCTTTCAAAAGCAAGGAGGAGTACTTAAAGCACTATGAGAACCTAAAAAAACTCGTAGGAGACCAAGACCTTGCTAAAGAACGCAAGGGAAAGAAAGAAGTCAAAGAGGTCAAAGAAGACCCGACAGCTAAAGAACTGGCGGAGCTTAAAAAAGACATCGCTAAAAAAGATTTCCTTCTTGAAACGCCAACCGCAAAAGAGTATTTAGACCTAGTTGAGGCTTACGCTGAAAAACACGGGCTATCTCTAAGTGAGGCGTGGGAAAACAAGTTTGCAAGCATCGCTGATATAAGCCAAAGGAAAGTAATAATCAATAAAAACAGGGTTAATCCTGTTGAATCCCAGCGAATCAACGATTTGGCAAAATCAGCTAGAAGCGGAAACGAATCAGCTCAAAATGCTTTGATTGATGAATTAGTTTGGAAGAAATAGGAACCCAAAAAAGAAATGGCAGCAGATAATATACTCCGAACATACGGAGATGTTACTAAGCGAGAATCAGTGCTCGGCTTGGTAGAAATTCTGACAGCTACGGAAAAGTCAATTATGAATATGATTGGCAAAACCAGAGCTATCGACACTGTTCACAGTACGTTGTTAGATTCACTAGAGACCGCAGCCTCTGGTGCAGTCGCAGAAGCGGCTGATTATACTGCAGGAGCATTGACGACTCCTACTCGTTTGGCTAATGTAGTCGAAACAGTAGCTAAGCCGTTCAAAGTTTCTCGTGTTCAGCAAGCCGTTGATCATTATCACGGAGAAAACGAACTAACTCGACAGACAAACAAGAAGATGAAAGACTTCGGAAATTCTGCTGAGTTCGATCTCGTTCGTTCTACGCTTGTTTCCGGAGCTTCTGGAACAGTAGCT